CATCGACGATATTTCTATTCTATCTGCGCGAGATAAACAAATCAGCGGATATCGCGATGTTGAAAACGTATCCAAATTTAATATTATTCTCGGAATGATAAAAACGAGACAGAATGTTAAAAATAATAAGGATTTAATGCCTATTTACTTGAGATCAAAGCAGTTATTTGATGAAATCGTTGAAGAACAAAACAAACAAGTAACTTATTTACAGAATATTATTCGACATTTAGATTCTATTTTGCACGATCATCTTTCGCCGCCAGAAGGACAAATCACAACATCTAAAAAATATAAAAAAACGACGAATGCTAGAACCGGTAAAGATGATAAATCACAAGATCACATGATTCAAGACATAATTAAAGAAAAACAAAAGGTAGGCAAATTATTAATGAAGATGCGAATGGTTCTTAATAAATTAAACGAAATCGATACACTTACGCATATTACTCCCGAACGAATGGCTGCATTTTCACCTGGTGATTTTAATGCCCACATAGGTGAGGACGATAATGTTGATGACGATGATGATATTATATTGATGTTAAATGATCCGAATGATCAATTCTACAGCAGCTCAGACGAAGGTGACGATGACGACGGGAGCGATGACGACGGTAGCGACGATGAGGATAATTAGGCATTATTAGCATAGAAATTTATAATGAAGATAAAATTGAAATAAAGAAAAATGCTAGTTTGTTAAATTATATTTGTGCAAATAACAAATCTGTTCAGTTTCGTTCAATATAATGTTTCAAACTGCTGGAAGTAGAAATGAAGAGGGGTGGGTAAATGGATTAGATAGAAGAGGATTCACACCTACAAAGTCTGGGTCGGAAGAACTCGCTAACGCTAGTGACGCGTTCGCAGATAATGGAACATTTAATATTTTACAAAACAAAAATGAAATCACTCTTGTTGATGATGCGTGCGGTATGACTGTACCATTATTGGTAAATATGTTTGATATAGGAAGAGAGAACCATCAAAATGATAAAAGTATGGGTGTCTCTGGTTGTGGCGGCATTCATGCGAATTATCAATTGTCTAAAAATGATCTTGGACAACCAAGACCGACACAAGTACTTACTAAACACAAAGATGGTGTATACTTAAAAGCCACCATTCCGTGGGACTTGATTTATAGAGATAAAAAATTTGATAAACAAATTAAAATTGAAGAAATGACCATAGAAGAAATTCAACAATTTATTGCTGAAAGAGGCAACCGCCCCGATGCAACAGGGACTACTTTCAAATTCCCGTATTCAGAAAATTTTAGTAATTTATTGAAATCTCAGTTCAAAGATGTACAAACGGATTGTAGTAATTTAGATGATTCATGGGGTATGATATTTGGCACAATCAAAATGAACATATTCTTAAATAAACATAATGGTCTTCCGCCAACTGAACTGAAAAAATATGATTATTTTGGGTTTCCAGATGACGCATATTATGAAGGGAAATTAGAGTGCCCGATATATACGTTTGTCGATGGTAATGAGGAAAGATTCGTTTGTAAAGATCCTGAAAACGAATCACAATACATCGAAATTTGTAAAGATAAAAGGGGGTTGTCCGCAAAACCAAGGCCAGTTGCAGTTGACCAACGAAAACTTGACTCGGCTGATATTATGACATTTACAAGCGGAATGTTAATCAACAAAAAAGTATTTGACCCATCAAATCCAAAGGAATTAACCGCTGAATATATGGTAGACCCTTATGATGCGACTTTTATGAAAAGCGAGTTACAAAAAGATGTTATCAAAGAACACGTATCGAGGACTTCTGTATATAGAAATCGCCAAAGAATTACTGGTGTTTCTTTGGAAAAATTTAAAGTTAGTAGTGCAAGAGGTGATGGAAGGTTATTATTTAAAATAGTACATCATCGTTCCCAAATAAGCTATGAAACACTATCAACGCAAGTGAATGGACTTGATAGAATACATGGAATTCAAGAAAACAAAAACCAAAATCAACATATCTTACCCCCACAATATACACAATATAGTCGTCTTATTGAATACTTAAAAGATTGGCATGCCAAAAAGATTCTTACATATATGGAAAGAGTAATTAAAACACATGATCAACAAAAGAAAGAGCAAGAAGTACAAAGAAAGATCGAAGAACAGTCACGACGGGCAGAAGAACGACGAATTGCTGAAGAGCTACGACGACAGAATAAAGGAAAACAACAACCTATAGACGAAATACAGCTTGTTGTTACAGGAGACCCAGCCCGCGACCATGATGAACCTGACTCAGAAATTGGCGTTCCAACCGACGCAACCGAAGAATTCGAAGAATCCCAAGAATCTGGTGAAGAAGATCTCGGTCAAGTCAGCGAAGACTGCGAATCCGAACAAGTGATGGCGAGTGATCCGAATAATCGTGAAGAGGATTCTCCGAATATTGAAGAACAAAAACTGATGCTATCATCAGAATCTAACGACGATGAGACATTAGAGGCATTTTCACTAGAAGAGTCGAGACAGTATGATTTAAAATTAATCCAATTACTGTCTCAACATATAGCATCGGCCAATTATACTCATAAGAATGGAAAAATGTTGTATGAATTTGTCATGAGTGAACGCAATAATTAAATACACGACATCATAAATTTGATAAAACACTCGATTTTATATTCATTCGCGTTCCGCTATATTCTCGCTGCATCAACATGATAGATATTTGATTATTTTTAACTACAGCTTCAATCGCGCGTTTTAATGCGAGCCATTTTTTCACCCTTTTTTGAAATATTCGTAACCAAAATGTCTTATATATTGCGACAATTTCTCCTCCAGGAGAAAGAATTTCCGTTTCAACGATTTCAACCGTTATCCGATTTACTCGTTTCGTGTGTGATGGGCATCGATTATATTGATGATGAGATCTATCTGCAACAATTAATGCGAATTCCAAATCGTCCGGCGTAAAATAATCAAATAAATATACACATAAATAATGATCGGTTATTTCGGGTGAACTATCTTCAGTATATCCGTGAATGTTTTGCGAAAACTTTTGACACAACCCAATATTATAATGAACACGATTGACCATCCAACTAAATATTTGTTTTACAGATACTACAGATACAACTGCGGGGGCGGACACAGAGACACTATAATAAATAAAGAAATATATTTATTATATTTATTTTTGTATTGTTATTATTAATACATTTTTATTCAATTTAATATATTTTGGTATTTTATATATACATTACTAATTATCATATTTATCAATATTTTAGGTAATATTAGATGCCGCCTATTACGAAACTATTATATTCACCATTTTTACAAAATAAATTTGTATTATACGGAAGTCTAGTGGTTCTGTTACTTGCGATTATTCGTTTTTTAGCGAATCATAATTTTAATGCGATAATTTTGATGGCTCTTATTGGATTATTGACTAGCTACTTTAGTAAGAATATGATTATCGTTTTACTTACTCCACTTCTTGCAATTTTTGTAATTGAACTTACGCGTGGTCATATGATGCTGGAAGGTCTTGAGAATAAAGAAAAAACGACAGAAGGCGAGGAAACCCAAAAACCCGCGAATGGCGATGAACCAGCAGAGGAACCTGCTTCGGAAACCAAACCCACCACTACCGAGGGTCAAACCGGTCAAACACCGGCTGATGAAGCAGACAAAAATAAGAAGACACCCACACCACCCGTCGAGAAAATTTCTACTCAGAGACCCGCAAAAAAGCAAGGAATGGCGAAATTAAAGCCAGCTAGTTATGACGGTAAAGAAGATCACGATGAAAAAACCAGCAATAATGGCAACCGGATTGATTATGCGTCTACGTTAGAACAAGCATACGATAACATCGAGAATATTATCGGCGAGGACGGTGTTCGCGGTTTAACCGACCAAACGAAATCTCTCATGAATCAACAGAAACAGTTGATGAATAACATGAAGGACATCGAACCATTATTGAAGTCAGCGCAGGGATTTATGGCGCAGATGACTGGCGAAGGTGGATTGTCAGGTATTTCAACTATGTTGCAAGGATTTGCCGGCACAGCTAAAAAATCGGAAGCCTCTGCATAATCGTAATAATCATATTACTGTAGTATACATGTCTTATAAATTCTAAATATATAGATACAATATATATTTAGGAGCATCTTATATATAAATAAATCAAATGGCCAGAAAATGTCCTCCAGGTGTTCTTTGTTTTGAGAATTTAACGTTAATATTAATCGTAGTCATAATTATCGGGGTTGTATTTTTTGTTGCGTCTCGTCTCGGCCACGGCCACGGTGGTCACGGTCACGGACATGGAGTACCTACTGCAATATTTACACCCATGTCGATGACTACATCTCCCGCGGATTTCCTTGATTTTGGCGCGGGTGGTCCATCGCCGAACCAAGATGTATTGATGAATCCTTATGTACCACCACTTAGAGATAATACGACTGGATCGATGACATCGATTTATGATATGCGTGGCGGTGTCGGCGGTGTCGGCGGTGGTGTATCTGGTATGGGTGGCGGCGGTGGAGTGGGTACGATGCATTATGGCGGTCTCGGAATGCGCGTTAATGTTCCCACGCAGTCAGTAGACACTACATATCGCCAGGTTGGCATATTAACCCGAAATGGTGGAACACAAGAAACAATATTACCATTAATCGGTCGTCCTCTTTTCGCAAATCGTGATAAATGGCAATTTTATACTCTAAGTGATAAAAATAATGCAATTAAATTACCTGTTACGGTAAATGGGCGAAGCGGAACTGGCGAATATGGTTGCAATAATGTGAGCTCGGGAGACGTCGTGTTCGTAGAAGGATATAACGATGCATTTAAAGTAACCGCTTACGATAGCGCATCATTACGTTATCTACCCTTTTAGAATACCATTTTTATTTACATCATCATTTATCATGTATGTTGATGTAAATTTTATATTATTTATGCTTACGGGTATTCTTGGACTTTGCACTATTAGTTGTTCCAATCTTGGACTTATAACTGCTTGATTTATGGGGTATTCTGTATATCACTTTATTTTGTTTACGTGTTTGTTTATTTTTCGTTTTGGGATTGTTTCGTCGTGTTTTGCCTCCGACTGTGCCAAACTTATTACCGGCAGGAGAAGCGGGAGAGTTATTGGTTAGTGGTCTATGAGTTCCGTCCTCATCATTTAAATCTGATACATCTACATGATGTATATCTACAGTTTGAAGAGCATGAGCATGAGCATTAGCATCAGCATTAGCATCAGCATCAGCATCAGCATCAGCACCCTTATCAACAACTACAGCTTCAATATTACTTGCTGCAGCATTTTCTCCAGCAGATAGAATAGATCCAGGGGCAATAGGAAGAGAAGATGCTGCAGAAGTAGCCGCCAAATTCGCCTTTGCTGCTTTGTCTTTTTTGCGCTTATCAGCCCACCATTTATCAGCATCGGCGGCAGCGGCAGCATCAATATTACGACGAGAAGCAGCAGCATTTGCATCAGCCGCCGCCTTTGCTTCAGCAGCAGTTTTCGCTTCAGCAGCAGCAGTTTTCGCTTCAGCAGCAGCAGCAGCAGCAGCAGCACGAATAGAACCTTCAGATAGCTTATCCATAGACACACCATTAAACGCATTTACTGATAATGACGGCAATAAACTTTTTAAACCTTTGAGCGCCGTAGTGTAAATGTCGATCTGAGTTTTTGTTTCAGGAGCATCTCCTTGGGTAGCATCTATTTGTGTATCTAATTTGTCAGTTAAGACCTGACTCGTAGTTTGATCGATTTTAGCTTTAACCTTATCAAAGTTTACGTCTGTAAACGTAGTGTTAACTCCATATAGATCGAAACTAAATTCCGGAGTTTTTATTACGTTATTAATTTTACTCTCTAAATCTGAAATCTCGCGGTTTACACTTCTTATAATACCATCAATCAAGCCTTTAATTTTTTTTGAGTTTTCTAAAAATGTTTGCAATTTCGGTCCAGAACAATTTAACAAGGTAGAGCATTTAGCACATTCCTTTTCGAAGGAATCTTTTATTAATTTAAATAACATAAGTATATTTTGCTTCAATTCACCATCGGGCAAGGTACTACCTATATCTTTCGAATATAATGTTATAGCACCAGCGTCGCATAACAAACGTTTAAATTCATTAATTATAGTCTGATTATCTTGTGTGGATATTTTTTTTAAACCAGAAATGAATTGTTTTTTATTGTTTAAAATTCCGAAAAATTCACTTATACGAGTATTTGCCAAATTTAACAAGTCTCTAATTTTTTCATATTCTTCTTTAAATTTTCTTAGTTTACTAATAGCAATATCTTTTCTTTTAAGTAATGATTGTAAAAATAATAGATCAAATGCAATAGCTAATATGTTAACATTAAAAACACCATTTTGCGTATTAACATTATCAAGAATATTTTCTATTTGAGTTAATATTCCGGTAGATCTTTGTTTATCAGAATTTAAATTAGAGGCTTTATTTTGTTTTATAAACCCGTCTATTTGTTTTCTTATTATTGAATTTGTATTTATAATTGCTTCGACAAATCTTTTCAGGTCGCCATAGGGCTTAATAAAGTTTGTCCATATTTCATTCATGTAAAAATCATTTATATTAAGCCCCAAATTATTTTTCACTCTATCAATAAAATTTTGTTTATTAGTTGCATCTTTAAACTCGCTAGTTTGAAGTAACTTTTGTATTTCTGATAGAAATGCCGATTGGTTTGCAGCATTAGCATCAGGCCCACCGGTTCTTACTTTTTGATCTATTATGTTTGTAACATAATTTCTTACATTATCTATAATTTTTTTAGATGCTTCGTTCAAATTGTTTCTTGTTTCATAAATACGATTAAGTGCCGGTAGTTTTGATTGCAAATTATATGGCGATATTGGATATTCCTGATTTGCCACATTTTCTTTCCAGTTAAAATTGTTATTAAAAACTAACGCAAATGATGTTAGTGGGTACGATGGTTCTGGTTTATATGATGAATCAGAATCCGTCTTTCCAACATCATAATTCAAATATCCATTAACTGTTTTTTCTACATTATCAAATATCGTCTTATAGTCAGTTAAACTTTTATCCACATCTGGGCGAATCGGGGTGGTAATTGAAGTGGTGTTGGATACAGCGGTTCTAGTCATTTCTAATTTTTGTTCTTCTGCCGTTTTTGCTTGGGTTACTTTTCTTTCTCTTCGAGAGGCTAACAGAGCAGCTGTATCCTTAGGTCTAGTCTTTACAGGGGCAGGTACTTCTGAAGGACTGTTTCCCTTTGACTGAGCGTCCCCTGGGCTTCTGGCGAGCTGTTCTTCGCCTGCACCTGCACCTGCGCCTTCGCCTTCATCATCATCATCATCGTCCTCACCTGAATTACCACCATCACCACTAACAGCTTTTTCGTTTGCGTCTGGTTCCACAACTTGTTCACCTTCACCCGCAACATTCAGAGATTTTGCGGAATTTGCGGTATCACCGGCGGCATTCTTCCCTTTATCGCCCTCTACTTTGTCTTTGTTTTTGTCTTCCTCATCTTTTTTAGCCAAACTATCAAGAAGCCCGGGTAGAGTACCTGGTCCTGAAGACGATTTAATTGATACAGTTCCATCGGGATCAGTTGTTACTGTTAATGTAATTGGGTCGGGTGATGTGGCTCCGATAGTGCAATTTTCGGAATCTTCGGTTTGTTCTTTCAACCCGTCAATTACTTCTGGAGGAAGAGGTATCTCACGTTTTTTAAATAATTCCTTAAAACCCACTATTCCTCCTGTAAATTTGTCAGATAGTAATTTTTTAAATTTCTCAAACTTCGACGGTTGACTAATAATTTTAGGGAGCAGAGCCGCGACCTTCTTCATCTTATCTTTTGTCGATTCTTTATCATCGTCCTTATTTTTTTCAAGAAAAGCAGCACAACTTTCTTGTGTTTGTTTTATTTTAACACTTGTATTCGCGCTAAAATTATATAAATACTGAGTAAGATCTGGGGATTCTTCTGTTATATCCGGCGGAAAATTGACTTCAACGCGAATATCATCAAAAGTTACATCTTTTGGTATATCTTCAGTTCTTTCGATTTGCTTGCCTTTTTTGTATACTCGTTTTGACGTAATAGTTCCGAATTTACCTTTGTCGATACCAGCTATGTCTATATTATCGGCTGTTCCGCCATTAAATGTACCATCTATTGGCGTATTAATAAATACGCCATCACCTTTTATTATTGGATCGCCCGCAGCGACACTTACAGATTCACCGTTAGTGAAATCTAGTATTGATTTTTCCGCAGCTGGCTCCGCCGGTACTGCTGCTGCAGGCGTTGCAGACTCTTCCTTCTTCGGAATTCTACCATATCGTATCGCCCCGATAATAAAATTAGTTTTATTTTTGATTTGTTCTTCACTACCACTCTTACTTACTGTGACATAACTGAATTCACGATCATTTAACAAAGCTGTTAATAAATCTTTACATGATGATGCATCTTTCAATTCGATAACTTCAGATTCAATAACATCATCATCTAATTCCTCATTTGCAGAGCCAGAGCTAGGGGTATTTGATAATGGTTTTGATTCTTTTGATATTACTTGTGTTTCTGGTACTCTTGCTCCTTCTGCACTCTGTTTGTCAGTTGCAGCCTGTGCACTAGCGTTTCCTTCGTTTTGTTTTGCTGCGTCGACGTCAGTAGATTCTGCTACTTGTACTGCTTCCGCTCCCGCTGCTGTTTTAACATCAGTTTGTTTTGCTATAGGCGATAATGATACAGCAGGTTGGTTCGCTCCTGCTTCATTAGCCTTACCGGATTGAGATGAATTAGATAATGTGGTTTCTACCTGTTTAATTGATTGTGGTTGTGCTGGGTCGACTTTTGAATTTACTTCCGCTACACGGGCTGGATTAATAAGAGTTAATAATTTGGTCTTTTCTTCAGTATTAGCGGGTTCCGCATATATCACACTTATTAATGTTTCATATTCGGCCTTGTATCCTCCTGCAGTCAAACCAGAAGAAACCAACTCTGTAATTTCTCCTAATTTGACTTCTTTTATTGCGGAATCGGTCGAATCTTTATAGTCTTTAATAAGTTGTTCAAGATTGGCCTGTAATTTACCTCCTCGCATAACATATTTATTCCCTCTACGTTTATTCTTGTATTTTTTAATTAAACGAGATAACTCATATTTGGGTATATACGTTTTTAGTGTTTTTTTAAACAAATGCGACAACCGATTTATCGTGAGGTTATCACTATCATGACTGTTGTTTGCAGATATTAATGTAGATGCATCTGTTTGTTTTCGTCTAAATGTAGTGTATTTTTTATATTGTTTAGGTTTGTTATAATGTTTTACTCTCTTCAAACTCTGGTTCCTTTGTTTATATAATTTTCGTATTTTATTCCGAGATAATTTCATTCGATTTCATATACATAAATTATATATAATATTATATATAGTAATCGCAAAATATTATCTTATAAATAGATATTCTAATATACACCTATAATGGCACTTGGTGATGATGCGCCAGTAGATATAGTAGCAAATATCGCAAGCGATCCGGCTCGAAATTGTACTTCAAGTTGCACGTTTTCATTTGTATACAGTCCAAGTGCATGTAATGTAATAAAACGCACAAATAATATACAATTACCATATGATCAATCAACTACATACCCAGTTATATTTAATCAAACTGGGTATAAAGCAGTTAGAATCGAAATCTACCAGCCTTCTTTGCATAAATATGACGGAGATACAGCAAAGGCAGAATTGCTCGCATACCATGTAAGTCAAAATGGAGATAATTTGATAGTAAGCATTCCACTCGATGTAGGAAGTAGCGGTAAGCAGAGTTCAAACATTATGAATGAAATTTTACAAAACTTACCAACATCATTAGAAACGCCTAAGAGTATAAGCTCTATTACTAATTTCAATTTAGGCGATCTTATACCTAAAGTTGGGTTTTTTACGTATACTGGTAAGCATTTAATATCAAAGACCGGAACACATACTTATGTTGTATATCATAAAAAAGACGCAATAACGGTTTCGCGCGATTCTATTAAAAGTTTAACTGATACAACAAACCGTGCATCTACTGCAATCCAGCCAATACAAGCAACTATGTCAACAACTAAAACGTTTTATTCGTATAATAAAAGTGGCGCAAATAATTCTGGAAGCGACGATTATTATCTACAATGTGATAATGCTGGGTATGATGGAACAATATTGTATCAAGGCGCCACACCTGGTGATGGAGAAAAATTTGATAAAACGAAAGGTATCGATTGGAAAGGGATAATGGCGAGTAATTCGTTTAAAACGTTTATAGGTGTTCTATTTGGAGTTTTTGTAGCAATCATTATATTTGCAGTTGGATTTGGATTTTTAAATTGGTGGGGTAAAAGAAAAGAAGCTGCTGCGGCGGCGGCTGCTGCTGACGGCGGTGGTGCCGGTGGTGGAGGCTGAACGTACTATCAACAACGATTAGATAATAGTAAAAAAATAAACAATATTTTATTAAATACGAAAAATTAATAAAATAACATAACAAACCGGTTGCCTAATTACATAACACCGTCATAATCGGGTTCAGTTGCACCATAAAGAGGGCCGAGAACTGGCTGGAAAGATCCGCCATCAGAAGAACCGATGTCATTATTCGGGGTGATCGGTACCAGTTGTTTAACCAACTCTTCTTCAAGAGTTTGTGATGGTTCAGGGTTCATAGCAACCATTACATCTGCCTTTTTCTTTTCGGTAGGTGAGAAAGTTTCAACGCCGAATGTACCGGTAACATGACTCGATCTGCGAATAAATTCATACGCTGCAAAAAATGCTAAAATACCGACAACCGGATTTGTGCTCAAAAATATCGTAATTGCGATAATAACTACAAAAAGTTGTCCGTACAAACTCTCAGCATATTCTGCTATACCTAAAGGAACTGCGGGAGTGAATACGATATATAAAACAAGCAGCACAAATATAACCATTTCATGCTGCTTTTCTTGACGCATCAAAGTACGGAAAGTATCCATTATTAATATTGTTTGTTCTTATTAATATATGATAATTTTATATTTTATTTTGTATATTCTAAAACTAACATTACATATAATTGAAATCTCTCGAACATAAACATATTAATCTATATTAATCTATACATAACTCATATTTTACAATCGAGACCGATTATAATCGAGATAGGGTATATTCCATATTGATATTTACCGATAATTCAATAATGGCGGAAACTGTTTCAACCTATTATGGTCCGAGAGGATATACGCTATTGAAAGAATGTATGGACGCATCAGATATAAAATTATTAAAGGACGACCTGACTGTCGGTGCATATATTCCTAAAGCGCCTGTTCAGCCGCCTAAATTTCCAATTTATAGAGAATGTACCAAAAAAATATACATTCCTCGGTTTTATGGGACTAAAATATACGGAATGCCGGAGGAAACAAGGATTCCTCACGGAATATCAGTCCATGAATCTCTCGAATTCTCTGGTGATATGCGAGAATATCAGCGGATTATCATAGATAAATATATACATCAGGTAACGAAGCCTGAAAACCGGGGTATGGGTGGTGGCGGATTACTCGATGTTGACCCGGGTAAAGGAAAAACTGTAATGGCGTTGAATATAATCTCTCGTCTTCGTCTGAAAACTCTTGTTATTGTGCATAAAAGTTTCCTTTTAAACCAGTGGATCGAGAGAATCCAACAGTTTCTTCCGACCGCACGAGTCGGAATGATACAGGGGCAGACGATTGATATTGATAATAAGGATATCGTTATTGGAATGCTGCAGTCGTTATCTATGAAAGAATATCCTAAAGATATGTTCGACACATTTGGGCTATCCATTTACGATGAATGTCATCATATGTCGGCGGAAGTATTTTGTCGATGTATGATGAAAATAGTTACTAAATATACACTTGGATTGTCTGGAACTATGGTAAGAAAAGATGGATTGACTAAAGTTTTCAAGCATTTTCTCGGCGATGTTGTTCATAAGGAGAAAAATGACACAACGACGCATAGTGTATTAGTGAAGGGAATCCAGTATAAAGTCGAAGACTCGGAATTTAATGCGACAGAGTATGATTATCGTGGCAATCCGAAATTTAGTACGATGATATCTAAAGTATGTAATTATAACCGTCGTAGTGAGTTCATATTAGATGTGATTAAAAAGGAACTTGCTACAAATCCAGATCAACAAATCATGATACTTGCGCATAATCGTTCTCTTCTAGATTATTTTCATGATGCTATTGAACATCGTAAGATCGCAACAGTCGGATTTTATGTTGGTGGTATGAAGGAAGCTGCGTTAAAAGCGAGTGAAAGTAAAAAGGTTATTGTTGCTACATACGCGATGGCGTCGGAGGGTTTGGATATAAAAACATTAACAACGTTGATCATGGCTTCGCCGAAAACGGACGTGTGTCAGTCGGTTGGTAGAATTTTGCGTGTGAAACATGCATCGCCATTAGTAATCGATATAATTGATCCACAGGACGTATTTCGGGCACAGTGGCTAAAACGACAGACATATTATATCAAGCAAAGGTATAAGATTATTATGACGGATAGTGAAGGGTATTATTCTGATAAGTGGAATGTAAAGTATCAACCGCCGGTGATTACGAGTTCAAATGCGTTAGGAAAAACAGTATCGAATGATCATCTGGACGTTGTTATACAGGACGCTGATATCATAGAAATTGATGAAGATGATGGTAGTCTAACGATTTCGACCGAAACAAAGGCAAAAGCAAAAATAAAATCAACCATTCCAAAAACAAATGGACGATGCTTGATTCAACTCGAAGAATGAACATGATAACGAGAATTATAATGAGAATGTCGAATATTTATAATACAGGGTGTGCGCTGTTATAGGCAGTCACCTGAGCAGGGTTTGCAAGAGCCGTTGTCGCTGGTGTAACCGTCCCACCAACTGAATATGCAGCATTTGGTTCTGTTTGTAGACTACTGCCGTTTGGTGCACCCCACCCTACAATCATGTCGCCGTTTGACTGAAACTGTGGAGCACCGCCTCGTTGCATTTTATGAGATTTATAATATTTGGATAACATGCGTTTGCGAATAGTATTTGCGCGACGTTTACCTTTTTTTATGTATTTTCTGGAAGAATATCGAAGACGACGATTTTTGGTCTTACGTTTTGACGACCTCTTTCGGTGTTTACCGCCGCCAGTTTTCAAAGACATATTCGATGATGACGCATTTGCATTATTACCTATAACGATAGGTGCATATGATCCTCTTGTATGTTCTGTACCGTTTTCACCAACGTTGAATCCATAGTATGAACCACCACCACCGCCTTGAACAAACGCGCGTCCTCCCTGCCCCTGGTAAAAGCTCCCGGTGCCTACGGTTGGAATTTCGTTGCTAGATAATGCAATATTTCCGTTATGTTCGGCTAATGGATTAACCTTTAAAAAATTATCAGCCGCCATTTGTATTTTGTTTGGAATAATATAATTAATAAAATATATTAATTATATGATTCACGACAATTGGTAGTTTATCGGTAGTTCTTATTGGTCCTTCTAC